TAGAAGTTGGATCTATTCAGCACAAAGTTTACTTCATCGGCCACATCTTGCATCCATTGGCGTACCGGCTGCTTATCTCTAAGCTTCTTATCCGGATGATCAAGAGAAAACCATTTGGAAGCTGATGGCGTTAAGTAATTTGCTACGCCGGAAGCCAGAATGTCAGCAAGCTCAAGAGAAGTAGAATCAAGCAAATAAAGATAATCAAGTTCAGTACCGGGATAATAGCTTCTGTTAATGTTTTCAGCTTCAACATAAAAGTAATCATGCAGCGTTTGGTAGTAGGTATCAAAGTTGCTCCTTTGGCCTTTGAGCGTGCCTTTATGCTTTACGATCTTCTCTGCGCTAAGTTCTTGCATTATTTAATCTCCTTCATAAATTGGATCTCAAAGGGCCGGTATCCCATACGCTCATAAAATCTTGTGAGCTTTTCTTTGCCGCTATTGCACATTAAGCACATAACCACGCATGAGCATCCTAAGTTTTTTGCAGCTTCTTCAAAGTATTGGAGTAGCGCCCGGCCATTAGCTCTGTGATCTTTCTCCACATACCACATTACCTCTTGCAGCGCCAGATCTCCATTAGTCATATTCTCTTGTTTAACGCCGGCAATAACGCCAACAACCTTCTGATCAACAACAAGGAAGAAACTGATCTCCTTTAATATCTGTGTCATTTGTACCATGCGCTCGCCTTCAACCGCAAGGCCGTACTCTGCTAAGCTCTCATCGCTAAAAGCTTTGCATAGCCTTTTAATATCCGGATCATAAGATGGCTGATAGCGTGTGATCCTAAACTCTTTTATTGCTGTTGTCATTAAGCGCCTGTTAATGTTTTAAGATTCATATTGCTTTGCTCAACCTGGGTTAATCCTCTTGCGCTGGTATAGTTTGGCTTATTGCGTGCGATCCCTCGCCGGCGTGCATCCGTTTCCTTCTTAGCTAACTCTGCGGCCCGGTCATAGGATGGCTCTTCTTCCTTTAACTTTGCCTGGCCCGGAAGCTGCGGCAATGGATCCTTCTTTGTCATGCTCTGGAATCCCTTGTAAGCGCCGTATGCTGCCAATCCGGTAACGCCAACTCCAATCGCTGTTGCCGTTGCTGTACCGGCTGTTGCGCCAAAGGCTACGCCAATAGCTGTCATCATCACGCCAAAGCGCTTATCAGCGTGTTTCATTGGATCGTACTGATGGTATGTATGGATATAGCTCATTGCTTTATTCTCCGGTTAAAGTCTTTAGATTCGTTTGTGATCTATCCTTAACTGATAGGCCAAGCTTTGAAGTCCGTACTGTACTGTTATCTTGAGATCTGCGGCGATTCTTGCGCCGATCTGATCCAGCCTTAGCTGCTGCATCCTTAGTTGCTTGAGCTGCTGCCGCTCTGTTATCTGATGCGATCTTCTCATTGGATGCGATCTGTGCGTTTTGAGCGTTTCTAAGGCCGCTTGCCTTGCGCTTCGTATCATTACTCTTGTAAGCTGAGTATCCGCCTACTACTGCTGCTGCTATTCCGGCATAAACTAAAGTTGATGTTAAGATAGCCATTTCATTACCCCCATATAAAGTGATACCCTAGCGCCATCATGCCGGCTATCATTAAGATTGAAAGTACGATCCGCTTCCATTTAGGTTGCGCCCATACCCATTGCGATAAAGTTTTACCGGTAGATGCTTTCAGTACCAGCTCTGTAATGCCAAACAGCACAAGCCAGGCCACTAGAAACCAGCCTTGATAGATCATCCCGGTTGCAAAACAGAATACCGGAGCTGCCAGCTGCAAGATTGTAAGCACATATTCGTTAGGCTTCATGTTACCAATCCATTGCTTGTTGTTAATGTTCCGGCCTTGATCTGCTTCAAGCGCCTGGATGCTTCTCCGCTGCGTGAATGTAGATCAACAAACTTCCGGATCAAGATTCGCTTTGATCTCTTTACCATCTGTTTTAGCTTTCTCATCAATGCTCTCCCATCGCTTGATCGCTTCCATAAAGTTTAGCTCCGGTACAATCTGGCTGCCGTATTTGCCGGTTGTTGCGTGAGCGCCTAAGCGTATTGCGCAAAAGTAAACTAACCATTTAGGCATCTTCCATGCGATCTTCATCATCCATCGCTCTTTGATCTTATTGTATTCGTGTTTGATCTCCCACATTCGTATCATTATCTCCACCCGGCTATCTTAAATAGGTTGCCTTCTTGTTGCCCGGCTACTCTTGTTGCCGGAGTTTTGAAATCTTCATTTTCCTCTATCTTCTTGCCAATAAACTGCGATGCGTAATAGGCCATCATGATTGAATCAGCTGGATCCGGAGATTTGAAGCCTTTGCTGCGCATGATCTCTTTGCTGATGATCATCTTCTGGCCATTGCTCTTGTGCGTGTACATTACTGTAAGCAATGAATCAATCGTCATTTGCGGCAGCTGGCCCATGTATCCCATCTGGATCAGATCCGCAAGCTTATGAAACCACTCTGTTTTAACATTTCCATAGCTGTTGAAGCTCTCAACATGATCTTTGCCGCTCCATCCGCCATGAAATTCATTGATGTTATACTTCAATTCACTCAATCTATCGCATACGCCTACCAATCCATCCGCATCAATGGCAACAGAATCAAGCTTAAAGCGTGTCATTAAGTCCACTATGCGCCCGGTAGATTCCATCAAGTTCTTTTTACCCCAGCGCTCAATGTGCTTTACATCCCATTTCAGCGGCCCTCGCTTCTGTAAGATCGTTGCTACGCATTTATCTTCGCCGTACCGGGCCAGATCCACGCCCATTACCATCTCATGCGCTCCGCATCCAATAAACTCTGTCTTTGCGCAATCATCAAGCTTCTGCTCAGTAAATAGGAAGTTATCAGCTTCCTCTAAAGGATCTCCCAGCCAAATATGGCCGTAATCATCCGGCCTGTTGGCCTTGCATAGCTCAGCTTCATGAATCAACTCCCGGCTGCAATAAGGATTCTCAAAGTAATCTATGTGAATATGCAAGCAATCTTCACGATTAACAAACTCTTTATATACCGGATCATTCTTTAGATGCCGATTCATTGTAAAGAAGATCTTAGCTTTGCTCTTCCGGATCGTTGGTATCAGAATATCAAGCGTATGCTGCGTGATCGCTTGCGCTTCATCAATCCAAAGTATATCAACTCCCTCTAAACCTTTGATGTTTACTGATCCTTGCTCCCGGAAGCCTTTGAAATTGATTGTTGTACCGGTTGCCCGATGCACAATCTTGCTGGCCTGTACTTCAAAATTCAACTGATTTTCAATGATCAAGTCTTTAAGAATCGTGTAAACTGATTCATCAATGCTCTTCTGGATCTCTCTGCCGCATACGATCCTTAGCTTAAAATGGCCGGCTAGGTATAGAAGGAAGCGAGCAACTGCCTGGCTCTTGCCGCCACCTCTGCCGCCTTCGCCTAAGAAATATCTAAAAAGATCAAACTTATCAACAAACTGCAACAGCTTTGCCGGTACATCTAACATCTTTGGAAGCTCTAAGCTCATCTAATGGCCTTCTTCCTCATCAATCGCATCGTTTGATACAGCATCCGGGCCGATATTAAACTTAACTTCCTTACCATCCTTCTTGATCGTTGGCATCTCAACAACTCTGTGCGTATTATCAATCTCTTGCTTATCTGCCCATCCGTAATTGTTTTTAGCGTTAAAGATCCCTGGTACTGCTGGAATCTCGCCGCTTAGCATCCCATCCTCAATGTACTGCTCGCAAATATCCTTCGCCTTTTTTATAGTGTCAAAAAATTCCGGGCGTTCTTGATAATTTAAGAGCGTTTGCCTGGAAGTATTTAACGCAACTGCTAGGCCTGTAATACTATACGGCTTCATGCGCCGGAGTATCCTGTTCCCTTCACGATCAAGCTTAGGGATCCATTCCATAATGAATCCGCCTTGCGGATCCTTAATAGGCTTATCGGCATCATCAAGCGTGCGGATCTGAATCCAAACCTCTTCCCAGCAGCTCGCAAAGTAAGCTTCAACCGCTTCTTCAAGCTTTTCCGGCGTTTCAAAGATCAGCGGCCTTCCGGCTGTCATGCTGATTCTGCTCCTGGTACGATTTTCTTTTCTTCCGGATCATCACTTGCGCCATCGTTGTTACCGCTGGCTGTTTCTGTTTCTTCACAAGGTTGAGCGGATCCAGCCGATTGAGTATCTGCATCGCTAATTGGCGCATCTTGAATCTCCATCTCCGGCTCTACAACAGCTGCCGGGTTTCGCTTTGCCTTAATTTCGGCGTTGATTTCTTTTGCTGATTTTGCTTTTTCAATTCCCATGATCATTATCCTTTGCTTTGAGCGGCTTGTTTGCGTTTCCGCCAAGTATCTTCGGCTTCCTGGTACTCTTCTGGAGTTAGGAATCTAAGTTTTAGCTTTCCTTCATCCAGCGCCTTCTTGATTTTATTAAACTCTTGATCTGATAGCATAAATAGAAAAGGATCCCTTTGGATGGGATCCGGTTGCTCAGATGTTTAGATTATTAAACATTGAATAGTTCATAGTTTTAGTAGGAAGTTTGTAACCCGGTTATCCCCTCTCCGGAATGGATCAAAACGCAAACTGCGCTAGATATTCTAATTATATATAGGAATTAAAGGATTTACAAGAAAAGATTTACTTTTTTTGCTGCGGCGTTTCAATCTGGCAAGGACATTTGCCGGGTTTTTTCTTCGTTGTTCTGCATATAGGGCAAACAATTTTCTTACTCATAGCGCTCCGGCAAAGGCATAAACATATTATTCTTTGATATTTTTAGATGTTTCTTTACTGCTGATTTTGTAACTGCGTACCTTGCTTGCGGCTTCGTGCTTTTATATTTAAGCTTCCCACAATTTATTAACACATGGATAACTTCATGACAGCGCCGACAAACAACTCTGAGATCTGATAAGTGTTCCTTATACATTCTATCGTAAGTAAGATGATGAACATCAAGATCATTTCTTTCTGCGCATATTGCGCATTTAGCTGTTCTGTTTAATTTCCGGCGGCGTGTTTTCTGCCAATGATCTGATTTAAGATACTCTTTATAGTTTTTAGATACCATAATGTTTTTTAACCCTTGCTGATAGTGGGTTTCGCTCTAAAGATAGAGAGCATCCCTGGAGCATGATTCTTTTTTATCAACAACAAGGTAATACAAACGCAAATTGCATCCGGCCTTACGGCCCTAGTACGGTCATAGGAGATCGGTTAGATCTACGCTTCCTATGGAATCTCGGTAAATAGCGATGCAATTTCTTGCCGACAGTTGGGATCGTCTTTGATTAGAATAATTTGCGCCCGGATGGCTTCCGGATAGCCGAGGTCTAGCTTTATCTATTTGCGGCTTGCTGTTTGTTTTTGATGCCATGTTGAAAATTATAACTCCGGAGAATCCAAAACGCAAGCAAAAAGAAATCTTTATCCTAGCGAGAAATCATTTGACAAAACATCCATCCTAGTATATACTTTTAGTAATTGGAGATGCGAGATCCCCAAACAACCTACCTTAATTAAGGAGATGCGAGATGAGTAAACAACCACCCAGGCCATATTTCGGTACAGCATGGAGAAACAGCGAATGTATTACATCAAGTTTTATGGATGTTGAATCTGTTATCTCGGCGCTGGTAAGGCATCATAAACATACCGGCGGATATGTTGTAAATAAAAACAGAGATGTTTTTGCTAAAGTTGAAGTTGCAAGAGTATGGGATGAAGGAGAAAGCACAGAATGTACCGGAAGTGATTATGAAGATTATGCAACAGTTGAATATCTTACCAACCTTTAAGGAGATGCGAATCATGGGAAAACAATACCAAGAAAAATTAAAAGAGTTTAATCAAGCAGCGGATGAATTGATAGCGGCCAGAAAAGCTGATCGCTACCGGGATTATCTTGAGAATCTTGATGAAGAGAATTTCGGCTATGAGTTTAATGATCGCATGGGATGTGATCCGGAAGATTATTATACCAGGGCATTAAACGCTAACAATAGATCCGTACAAGTTAATGATCTTGTTGAAGATTTTGAGATCGCCTTGTATTCAGATCCGGAAGCCGATTGGGTAAACAATACCCGGTATCTGGAATCCATTAAAGAAGTTGAGTGCGCCTACTGCGGAGAGAAGGTAAAAGGATCCCAGGCGATCAAAAGGGATGAGAAGTATATCTGCCATCCTTGCGTACATTGCACAGTTGCGAGCGATAATAACGATTAACAATCTGCCAGGCTCCGGCTGCTCTGCTCGCACAGATGGCCGGAAGTAATTGGATGCTCCTATCCAGCCTGGCAATCCACTATGGAGAGTGCTAACAATGATTGAGATTAAATGTAAAAGTTTGTTTAACGGCCATGCTTCCGTAGGATCCCACATCTTAGATGAAGCCAGGGCCAAAGGAGATGATCTAACGATCATCCACAAAGATAAGAAGATGAGCTTGCGATCCTTTATGTTAGGGAAGTTCTTTACTTATGGGAAGGGCCGGCAGTATCCGCATAAAGACGGAAGATCCGGCTTTTATACACTTAAATACATCAAGTTTGTTGCAGATGAAAAGGAGAAAGAAAATGGATAGATTAGGATTCATAGGCGGAAGTGATATTGCAGCTGTAATGGAAATGAGCCGCTGGGTAACGCCGTTGCAGCTCTGGAGCGAGAAAACCGGGAAAGTACCGGCAAAGGATCTCAGCGATAATGAAGCTGTTGAGATGGGTACGGAGCTGGAAGAAACAGTTGCCCGGATGTTTACAAAGCGTACCGGTAAAAAAGTAAGGCGTGCGCCAAAGAATTATACATACAAGGCAAGCTCAAAAGGCAGCAGCGTTGATATAGATGTAGAGCTTGATTTCGTGCGATGCCAGGTTGATCGCCTGGTAGAAGGTACGGATGAGCTGCTGGAATGTAAGACGGCAAGCGCCTGGAAAGAAAAAGAATGGGAAGGCGAAGAGATCCCGGCTGAGTACATCCTTCAAGTGCAATGGCAGCTGGGCATTACCGGTAGATCCATTGGCCATATTGCCGTACTGATCGGCGGCCAGAAGTTTCTCTATAAAGAGATAACCTTTGATCGCAAGCTGTTTAACAAGATGATTGATGAAGCTGTTGTATTCTGGAGCATGGTAAAGGATAAAACTGCGCCGATGGCTGTTGGCGATGATAATCCGTTTATTGTAAAGCTGCATCCAGAGAATGATAATCAGCTCCAGGAGATCCAGGAGATGAATGATTCAATCGCCTTGTTGCAGCAAGTGAAGTCCACGATCAAGGATGCAATGGATCAGAAATCAGAGCTGGAAGCTAAGCTTAAACAAGTGATCGGCGATAATGAAGGCATTATCACATCAGATTATAAATTAACATGGAAGAAACAATCAACAACACGCCTGGATACCAAGAATTTGAAGGAAGAGCAGCCGGAGATCTATAACCGGTATTCATACGAGAAGATCTATGCAAAAAATGTGATTCAATAGTGAAATTCCAAGAAAAAAAGGAGAAATAACATGGCTACACAGCAAGAAGTTGCTAAGCAAGCATCAAAGCAGAAGGTTGTTACAGTTTACGATTTTCTGGAGATGAAGAAGGATCTGATCGCTAAGGCGCTCCCGGCATCAATCACGCCGGATCGCTTGATTGGAGTATTCACGATGGTATTGAGATCATCGCCGGAGCTGGCCAAATGCAGCCAGATGAGCTTGATCAGCGCCGTAATTCAAACAGTACAGCTGGGATTAACTCCCGGAAACATCGGCCATTGCTACTTCATACCCTTTAGAAACAAAGGAAATCTGGAAGTACAGTTTGTTATTGGCTATAAAGGGATCGTTGAGCTTGTCAATCGTTGCGGAAAAGCATCAATTTTGACAACAGAAGTGGTATATCAGAATGATTCCTTTGATTATGAGCTGGGATTAAACCCTATTCTGCGCCATAAGCCAACATCCGGAGAGCGTGGCGAGATCGTGGGAGTGTATTGTATCGCTAAAAACCTTGTTGCTAATGAAAAGGTCTTTATTTATTTGACTAAGGCCGATATAGACAAGGTTAAAGGCAGCTCAAAGGCCGGCCAGAGCGATTATTCGCCCTGGAATAAGTGGTATGCTGAGATGGCCAAGAAAACGGCTATAAAGCGCATCTGTAAGCTTTTACCGCTTTCAGTTGATGATCAGCGCAACATCTCCACAGATGAAACGATCAAGCATGAGATTGATCCGGACATGGCGAGCGTTAAGGATAATACGCAATGGGATGGCGATACAGTTGATGTTGATCCAAAGGGCGCTCCGGTAGATCTTGCGCCAGAGCCACAAGGAGAGCCACAAGGAAATCCGCCGGAAGATCAGCCGCCGGAGCCTATTGCAGAAGAAGAGCCGGCAGCAGAAGCCACACAGGAAGCCACAGGCCCGGTAATATCAGAGAAACAGGGCAAAAGGCTGTACGCCATAGCTAAAAGCAATGGCTTTGATGATGATGAGATCCATGCGTACCTTCAATTTACCTATGAGATTGATAGTACAAAGAAGATCTTGAAGGCAGATTATGAGAAGATCTGCTCTTATTTTGACAAGAAACAAGCGCCTAAGCCGGAGAAGGGTAAGCCGGGAGAGCAATGGGATGAGTAAGTATTACTTTGACAATCCAGAAGTAGAATCAAAAGCGGCTGCTGTATATAAGGATGGCTTCAATATCTATATGTACATTGGCCGCTTAAAGAAGGATCTGAGCCGCAAAAGCTTCCCGGATCAGATTATCATGGCCTTCTGCGATGCCTATTGGAAGAGTAAGCCGGCTGCTAAGAATCAGTATCCGTACTTCCTCAAAACATTCAAGATGGTATCAGCAGAGTATTTCGCCAATCAACAGCAAGCGGATCATGCCCGGCATAAGGCCGAGAGATCGCCGGTTGCGCAATCAGTAAAGGATGTTCTTAAAGGAATGTTCAGCTAGGGAGAAAAAACATGGTATCAAGACAAAGACTAAAAAGATCAAAGGAAAATGCCGGTAAAACTATCGTGCGCTTTCTAACAGAGAAGATGTATAAGAAGATCACTAAGCGGCAGCCGGTTAGAATGATGGTAGCCGGAGCGTGGGTTGAGATCAGATCCAAGAATCAAAAGGAATTGAAGGAGATCTCCAAGCTGCAAGCCAAAATCAAGGAGCTAAAAGCAAAGGTAAAATGAAAGTGTTACACTTGAAAATTGATGGCCGAGTACCTTCAAAGAAGAATAGCCGTAAGAGCGTTGGCCGGTTTACTGTTGCATCTGATCAATACAGGAATTGGGCCAGCGCCGCCGGCGCTCAGATCATGCAGCATAAAGGAAAGATGTTGGATAAAGTTGAGATCCAGATGCAATTTTACTTTCCGGATAACCGGAGAGCGGATCTTGATAACAAGGTAACAAGCGTGCTGGATCTGCTAAAAGATATGCAGATCATTAAAGATGATAGCTGGCAATGCGTGCCGGCCTTCCACGCTCAATCTATGGGAGTTGATAAAAAAAATGCGAGAGTGCTAATATGGATAATGTTGATATAATTATGGATTTCCGGATGTATGCTAAGGATCCGGCAAAGTGGCATAAGCGCTATCAAGATAATTGCAGAGCTTATCCTAAAACATGGAATAGAATAAAGGAGCTTCAAGATGGTAAAAAAACAGAAGAGCAAACATTGGGCAAAGTATAGATTTGAGATCATACGCAAGGCAAAGGGCGCTCAGAAGTTTCATTGGCGCTTGATCTCTTGCAATGGCCGGATCGTTTGCCACAGCGAGAAATTCTATGCGGAAGATTCCCCTAGAAAAACAATCAATAACCTAATAACGGCGATCAAAACCGGGCAATATAAGATCGTTGGAGATATAATTCATGAGTAACAAAGATCATAAATGGCTGGATTGCCAGAATATGCCAAAGCAAAGGGCCAAGATCCGGCGCTGCAAGGCTTGTAAAACAAAGCTGAGCAGCTATAACCTCAATGATTATTGCCATGCGCACAGGGCGCAAGGGATCAAAGACAACTTCAAGAAGATGCAAGATGAAGCGTACCGGAAGCATCAAGTACAAGAGCGCTATCATAAGAAGAAGAAGGAGCAAGATGCAAAAAATAGGCTTGTATGATGTTGATGGTACAATGCCTAACCTGGCCTTGATGAAGGTTGCAGCTTACCATAAGAAGCGTGGAGATCCGGTTGAATGGATATTCCCTCTTAAAACCTATGATAAAGTGTACGCCAGCAAGATCTTCAAGGATAGCAGCTATGAAGAATACCCAAACATGATCAAGGGCGGCTCCGGCTTTGATCTAACGACAACCCTTCCTAAAGAGATTGAAAAATGCTCGCCGGATTACTCAATATATCCAGATTGTGATTACTCCATCGGCTTTACAACAAGAGGATGTATAAGGAATTGCTCTTTTTGCATCGTGCCGGAGAAAGAAGGCGGCATCAAAGATCACATGAATATCAAAGATATATGGCGTGGAGAAGGAAACATCGTATTGTTTGATAACAACATTCTAGCAATGCCAGAAAAGTTTGAAGAAGCGCTCGTATTCTGCTCTGAGAAGAATATCAAGATTGATTTCAATCAAGCTCTGGATTGCCGCCTTGTTACGCCGGCCATAGCTGCCCTTATAAAGAAGTACCGGAAGCATATTAAGCCGTATGTACGCTTCGCCTTTGATGATCTGATCACTAGCCAGATGGTAATACGCTGCTGCCGGTTGATTGGTTTCAGCTGCTTTTGGTATGTCTATTGTGATGAAGATTTTGAGAGTGCAATGGAGAGATTACTGATCCTAAAGCGGATGAAGCAAAGGCCGTACTTAATGCGCAACAGCCGGATAAGAGGAAAGAAGTTTCAGAAGTTTAATATGTTGGCGAGATGGGCCAATCGTGGCGGATTCTTGAGAGAAACAGATTTCTATGATTATATGTACTTCATGAAAAAAGGTAAATTATGAAGGGATTTGATCCAAAAACTAAAGAGATCATGCTGGAAGCATACTCCTGGATGTGCGCTATGCCTGGATGCTTTGAGCGTGTTGAGCATTTCCATCATGTTGTACCGGATACAAAGATCAATAATAAGAGATGGCCGCTGTATATCCAATCCCCTTTTAACTGCTTCCCTATCTGCTCCACTTGCCACATGAATAAGCCGCTCCCGGTAAAACCCAGCGAGCGGCTGATCCAATTATTTGAAGATTATCTTAATGGTACTTGAAAAACTTTACCTTCCAAGAAGATAGATACTTCTGGAGCTTCCGGATCTGTTTAGGATCCTTAGCGGCCCTCAGCTTCTCATTGGTAAAGATATACTGCTCTCCGGCATTGATCGCCCGGATCTGATCTTTATCTTTCTTGCGCTCGTAAGCGGCTTGCCTTGTTGCCAGGTAAGTTTTATAAGCGCCAAAGCCTTCCTTAAACAATCCAACAATTTGATCAGCTAAATTCATTTCTTTGCAACTCCGGCCCTAAGAGCGCCTAAGCCTAAGAAGCCTAAAACACTATTTATAGCGCCTATGTAAGCTTCCGGTATATATCCCATCGCAACAGCTCCATTAGCTAACACGCCCACGATCATTACAATATAAGTTTTCCATCCCTTAAACATGATTTATCTCCTTAGATTATGAATAATGGTATTAAAGCGTATGTTGCGCCAATCAAAGTTTCTTCTGCTCTCGCCGAGCTTGTTTGATTCCAAGTGCCGGCCACAACAGAAACAGCGGTACATACTAATATATGTAATGGCAATAGCGTGTATGCTCCGTTCACAATAAATACCGGAGCCGTTGCGCATCCACAAGCTGCGCCGGCTATCGCTCTTTTTTTAATCTTCTCAGCAGTTGTACTAGCGCCGTATCCCAAACTCAATGAGCCAAATAACAGCGGCGCACAAAGCAAGTACCAAGCATTGAATGTATTTGTCCATAAGCTAACTACACTTATACCGGCCACAAGTAAGATCGGCCCGATAAAGCGCCTTTTATATTTGCCCGATACTCCGCCGAATCCGTAAAGCGTGGCAAAGCCGGCCAGGATCAAAAGTTTTACTAGCTGGATCCATTGTAAAGTATTTTCATTCATGTTGTCGTTTCCTCTAACAGCGCTTGTTGGATTAGTTTTTCCAATTCGTCTAATTGCTTCCGTATGGCCTGTATTGCTTCGGCCATTGCGTGAACATCAATTTTTAATTTGTGAAAGCTCATGCGCTGCCGTTTCTTCTCTTTAGCAGCTCTTTAACATCCTTTTTTATCTCTGTAACATCTTCTTTCATCCCGGCATACAGAACATTACAAACATCCTTTGTCCGATACCCCTCTGTAAACTCCACCCGGCATCTATCAAGAGCCGTATAAGATACTTTCTGATTAAGTACATGGCTCATGCGCCAAACGATCCCTATAACGGCTATGATGAAAACCCCAAAAGCTGTGTATTCTCCAACGCTCATTTATTCCCCTCTCCTATGATCGTACGAGCA